ATGAACGCTAAGCTTATCGCACTCGGTGCTGCCGCTCTCGTCGCCGCTTCGGCCTCTTTCGGTTCGTTCTATGTCGTTGATCAGGGTGAACGCGGCGTGGTCGTTCGCAACGGCTCGATCACAGCTGTGAAGGAAAGTGGCCTCGGCTTTAAGATGCCATTCGTTGACAGCGTTTCGATCATCGATATCCGCTCGAAGGCCAAGACGTACACTGACGTGACCGCGATCAGTTCTGACCAGCAGGTCGCCACCTTGGCGCTTTCCTTCAATTACTCGATCCCGGGCGATAAGGCCGCTCTGGTCTACTCCGAGTACGGTAGCGAGGAGAACCTCTTGAGCCGTCTGGTTGAACGTCAGCTGATGGCACAGGTTCGCAATGTCTTTGGTCGGTACAACGCTCATCGCTCAGTGACCGAACGCGCTCAGCTCAACGCTGACATCCAGTTGGCCCTTCAGCAGTCCGTCGATGGTCCCGTCACGATTGAAACCGTGCAGATTGAGAACGTGGCTTTCTCCGAAGCCTATAACGACAAGATCGAAGAGCGCATGAGCGCCGAGATTGAAGTCCAGAAGCTGAAGCAAAACGCTGAGCGTGAGAAGGTTCAAGCGCAGATCACAGTCACGAAGGCTGAAGCTCAGGCCGGTGCGATTCGGGCAACGGCTCAGGCTCAGGCAGATGCTGTGCGACTTCAGGGTGAAGCGGAAGCTGCCGCTATCAAGGCCAAGGGTGCCGCCCTGCGGGACAACCCTACGCTCATCGACCTGACCGCAGCTGAGAAATGGAATGGTTCGCTCCCGACGACCATGGTTCCCGGCTCAGCAACACCTTTCGTCAACGTGAAGTGAGGCACCCATGCGCAACCACGGTAAAGTCATCGGCCCTTCAATAGCCGACAATAAGAGCCTCCTGACGAAGCTCATCCAGCAGGAGCCGATGCTGTTCGGCGCTGAGGCGAAGTTTGCTGACAAGCAAGGGGGTCCTTTAACGGACCTCGCTTTGTTGGCTCTGGAGAACATCGGAGTAGACCGAACAGACCTTCTGGTTGACACACGGTCACACATGCTGAAGCCCGGATGGTTCCCTGCGATCCCCGGATGGCACTGCGATGAGGTACCAAGAGGGAAGGACGGACAGCCTGACATTGATCTGATCCCGATCAATCCCAAAGATCGTCCGAATCATTACCTGATTATTCTTGATGCTGGGACATGTGCGATGACGCACTTTCTGACAGGGACGCGTCGTTCTGGTGGTGTGATCATGGAATACGGCAGCGCCGAACATCTCCTTTCAGCCGATAAGAGAAGCACGGTGTGGGGACATTGCGACAGCTATATCCGAAGAAGGATGCATCCTGAGGACATCGAACCGGCGCTTTCAGGCCACCTTTACGAGTTCGATCAGTTCGACTTTCACACAGCGACTTCAGCCAAGCTCGACGGGTGGCGTTGGTTCTTCCGGGCAACGACGAAATCCAAACGTCCAGTTGCAAATGACATTCGAAGGCAAGTTCAGGTTTATCTCGGCAACGAGAACGGAGGCTGGTGAGATGGATCAGCCAATCGCTTACACTAAGGAAGGGCGTCCGCTCTTCGATAACACACCTACGGTTGTCTGTGTCATTGTCCCCGATAGCTGCCATAGGTTCTACCTTGCGGTGAAACGTGCGAACGATCCGGGGAAGGGTCTCTGGGCGCTCCCGGGCGGATACCACATGCGCGGCGAGAGTTGGCAGGAAGCTGGGGCGCGTGAGGTCTTGGAGGAAACAGGTTACGTCATCGACACGAAGAAGATCAAACTTCTGTCGTTAGACACCGACGAGTACGGTAATAACCTTATAGTGGCGCTCTCACATTATCCTGAAAGCCCTAACCGATTGCCTACAGACGGTGAAGCCTCCGATGTCCTCTGGATCAGTCAAGTCGGAAGCCCTGACGAATGGGCGTTTCCTCGACACCTAGCGGCACTTGAAAGCCACATGGAAAAACGGAGGAAGGACGCCTTATGGATGCGCCCAAGACAAAAAAGATACGCATAGTCACTGACAGGCACGGGCGGTATCTCCTTGAGCGTCAGCTCAGTGAAACGTGGTGGGCAACCGTCAAGGACCCGCGAGGCCATGTGATTCGTGAAGACAACCTAGAGGTCATCCGTGAAATCGCCGCGGAGTTCTACCCGGACCACGAGCTAAGCGTCCTCTAAACCACACCGGAAAATCAGCAATGAATGCACTCACGCCTACCCAAGGGGCGGTTGAGCTTGACCCCGCTTATCTCCGTCAGATTGACCTAGAGATTGAAATGGTTGGGCTGGGCAAGGACCGCTACTGGGCCAGAACCAAAAAAGACATTGAGAAGGACCGGGGCGCAGGCACCCAGACTGGACGCTACTTAGTTCAGCAGGTGATTGGCCCACTCGCTGGAGGCATCAAGCTATTCGTTGACGATGCCTATTCAGGACGCCCCGGTCCAAGGGCGGTTGCCGCCAAGTTGATCAAGGATATGGACTTTGAAGTCGTCGCTTACCTTGCCGTGAGGGCATTGATCAGTCGTCTTCTGTTCAAACCTAACGTGCCGATGCTCGGACTTGCACGGCTGATTGGCAATTCCATCGAAGCAGAAGCTCGTTTTGCTTCCTTCGAAGCTACTGCACCGGCTCTTTATAATACCATTGACCGGAACCTTACCAAGACAGGCGCGACACCCAGCCATAAGGCGCTCGTGTTGAAATACGCGATGGGCAAGAACGATCTGCCTTGGGACAGCTGGACGAGGACCGATTGCATCCACCTTGGGATGAAGCTCATTGAGTTGTGTCAGGAATACTCAGGGATCATTGAGTTCGCTGAGCAGCAAGTGACATTCAGCGGAGCGTACAAATCTCAGTACCTCGTGAACTTCACACCCAAGGTGGACGAGTGGGTAAAGCAATCGCTCGTCAAAGGTGCAGACTTCCATCCGCTCTACCTGCCGACGATTATCCGGCCCAAACCCTGGACCTCGTTGGAAGGTGGCGGTTACTACAGCAACGCTGTGAAGCCCCTTAGGCTCGTCAGAGGGATGCGTAAGGCTCACCGAAAGCTTCTCGAAGAGGCTGACCTGAGCACGGTCTTTGCGGGTGTCAATGCAATCCAAGAGACGCCTTGGCAGATCAACACAAGCGTCCTCGACGTTATGCAACAGCTTGCCAAGACGAACTCAAGCATTGCCGGAATGGTTCCCGAGGATGACCTGAAGCTTCCCGATAAGCCTCACGATATCGAAACTAGTGAAGAAGCCCTGCGGACATGGAAGTGGGCAGCTCGTGACGTACATGTCGCGAACATCCGGCTTCGCAATGATCGCCTGAAACAGGAACAGCTCCTCGACCTCGCTGAGCGGTTCCGCAATGAGAACGCTGTGTATTTCCCTCACACCCTGGACTTCAGGGGCAGGGCGTATCCAGTTCCTCAGGCGCTCAATCCGCAGGGCAGCGATCCAGTCAAAGCTCTACTCAGGTTCACTGAAGGAAAACCTTTGGGCGAACACGGCAAGCGCTGGCTAGCGATCCACGGGGCCAACTGCTTCGGCGTCGATAAGGTACCCTTTGAAGACCGAGTTGCGTGGGTACACGAGAACTCATACGAAATCTGGAAATGCGCAATGGAGCCGCTGGACAGCCTTTGGTGGACCGAAGCTGACAGCCCTTGGTGTTTCCTAGCGTTCTGTTTCGAGTGGGCCGGGGTGCATCACGCAGGAGAAGCCTTTGTCTCTCATCTGCCTGTTGCTCTGGACGGTTCGTGTAACGGTCTTCAGCATTTCAGCGCCATGCTTCGCGATCCTGTCGGAGGTGCCGCAGTCAATCTGATACCTTCAGATCGGCCTCAGGACATTTACAAGCAGGTCGCTGACGTGGTGCTGGGCAAGCTCAAGGCGTTTGCTAACGGGGAAGACGAAGACAGCGAGGAAGCCGCGCAGAAGTCCAGATGGGCCTACGCATGGCGACACTTTGGGATCGACCGGAAGGTTACCAAGCGTCCTGTTATGGTACTGCCTTACGGCGGAACCGCTCGATCCTGTCTCAAGTATGTGGATGAAGCGATTCGCGAGAAGATTGCGGGAGGCAAAGAGCACAACCTAGGGGAGGAGCTTGGGCAAGCGATTGCTTGGCTTTCAAGTCTCGTCTGGTCCAGCATTGGGGACGTTGTGGTTGCCGCTAGGGAAGCCATGGACTGGCTTCAAGGGGCGGCGAGGGTGGCTGCTAAGGAGAACAAACCGCTGTCTTGGGTGACACCAAGCGGCTTCATTGTTTATCAGGCTATCTTCAACACCCGCCTCCATAGGGTCAAAACGAAGGTTGCGGGAGATTTGCTTTACTTTGGCGATCTTCAAGAGACCTCCAAGATCAACCCGAACAAACAGGCGACAAGCCTTAGTCCAAACTACGTCCACTCAATGGATGCATCAGCGATGATGCTTACTGTCGCTCATATGTGGAAAGCGGGTTTCCGTTCATTCGCGATGATCCACGACAGCTACGCAGTACACGCTTGCGACACTCAAATCCTTTCAGACGTTCTCCGACAGGAGTTCGTGAGGATGTACCGAGTGAACCCTCTTGTCGCTTTCAAACATCGAATAGCGGAGACTTTAGAAGACCCAGACAAACTGAAAGACCTCCCAGCCTCAGGCACTCTTCAAATAGAAGAGGTGCTCAAGTCTGCCTTTTTTTTCGCATAAGTGTTACGCTTGCGTAAGCGTTACGGTAATAGGTTGCACAGTAGCCTTTCAGGTTTCTGTCTTCCTCAAACAACACATGAGGTTCACCTTACATGAACAATAAGATCACCATTCGTTACGGCGCAGCTCACCACTCGGTTTCGGTCGGGGATGTGACAATCGACTTCTGCAAAGCGTATCGTGACGTTCGTTACCAGACACGCAAGACCGTTATCGAAGGTCTCCGTGAGCTGGGCTACTTCGGGGAGCAGGGAAAGCGTAAGCCTAAAGGGCCACGCAAGGTTACCCGCTTCAAGGGCAAGAAGGGCAGTGGGACCCTCGCTCGTCATGGGTGAGCTAGGTTTCGTACTCACTGGATTGGTTCTGGCTATGGCCATGATCTATCTCGCCATGAGCGATGGAGGTCCAACTCTCCATGCCTAGGTACAATCGTGACGTGATGCATATGGCGCAGCCTAAGGCTGTATCCGATGCCTCCCTTACAATCCTTAATGTGCTCCAAGACAGCCGACCTGAGGTCCAGATTATGGGCGCTGCGGCTGTCTTCCTAGCGTTGTCTGAACACCTGAAGGTCCCTGCACAGGACGTGTTCACCGCAACCAAGAACCTCATCAACGATCAGGACGGAAAGCGTGTCGAGTTCCGCGCCGTCCAAGCTTATCTCGAAGGAGAATTAAATTGACCAAACACAACTTTAAAACCGGTGACCGCGTTCGTCGTATCAATCACGACAACAACGAAAAAATGACTGTCGGTACGGAGTGGACGGTATCTGGACAATACCAAACTACATACAGCGACTGGCTTGAATTCGCAGAGGGAGGCGACGGTAATGCCGAGAACTTCGAGCTGGTCGTCGCCACCAAGAAGCCTCATCCAAACCTCAAGGCCAACTTCAGCATCCCTCGGGAAATCCTCACAGAAGCTGCCGAAGCTTACGTTAAGGATGTCTACGGCGTCACGCTTGCAACGGCCAAGCTTCCTTACGGCACAGCAATGGTTCCCCTTCATGCGGAGATTAAGGCCGCATGAGCCTCCTCCGCAAAGCAATCCTCACCCTCAAGATGGGCAATCCTATCCCGGCTGATGTCTGGATGAAGCTCTCCGCTCGTGGCTACGACATGCCACGCCTCGAAGCCAAGTACGCACTTTAATCAAAAGGAATACCCGAACATATGGCAAAAGAAGCACGTAAGAAGAACCCGACATTCATGTCCGATAAGGGTACGGCAGTTTACCCGAAGCTGACGACCATCGACTACGGCACCAAGGACTACCCGAAGCCAGACGGCGAGTATTCCGTCAAGCTCCGCATGTCCAAGGATGAGGCCGAAGACATGCTTGATCGCAAGAACAAGGATGGCGTCACCCTTCGTGAAATCCACGCCCAAGCGATTGAGGATGGTCACGCTGAATTTGCGAAGCTCCCTGTAGCCAGCCGTAAGAAGCTCGGCGCTCTCACAGAGAACCCTCTATACACCGAGGTCTACGATAAGGAGACCGAAGAGCCGACTGGTGATGTCGAGTTCAAGTTCAAGCGGAAAGCCTCAGGCACCCGTAAGGACGGCAAGAAGTGGGAAGCCAAGCCAGACCTCTTCGATGCCAAGGGTCGCAAACTGGGCAAGGGCGTTGAAATCTGGGGCGGTTCAACACTCAAGGTTGCCTTTGAGGCTTCTCCTTATTTCGTCTCGGGTCAGGGTTCGGCTGGTCTGTCGCTTCGTCTTCAGGCTTCACAGGTCATCGACCTTGTGTCGAACGGCCAGCGTGACGCCTCGGGCTACGGCTTCGAAGCTGAAGAAGGCTACGAGTACGATCCTGAGGATTACCGTGAGGACGCCGAAGAGAAGTCCGAAGGTGGCTCTGAAGGCAACGACGACAACGGCCCAGCGGACGGCGACGAAGACTTCTAAGCTTGCCACGTAAAGTGAAAGCCTCTGCTCAGATCGGTTATGCCAATGGCTTCCGCTCTGGGCTGGAGGGCAAGGTATCCGTAGCGCTCGATAATGCCGGATACACCTACGCCTACGAAGGCTACCGCGTTGAATACGTCTGGCCCGCTCGAAAGTCGAAATATACGCCGGACTTCCCGCTCCTTCATAACGGCATCATTGTCGAAACCAAGGGGCGCTTCCTCACAGAGGACCGTCAGAAACACCTTCTGATCAAGGAACAGCACCCGGACTTAGACATCCGGTTCGTGTTCTCCAATTCCAAAACCCGCATCTCCAAGGCTTCGCAAACCACTTACGCAAAGTGGTGTGAAACCCACGGCTTCCTATACGCAGACAAGAGCATCCCTCAGGACTGGCTCGATGAAGCGCCTAACGCAAAGCGTATGGAAGCGATGCTCAATCTCATACCAGCAACCAAGAAAGCTTCAAAATGATCAAGAAGATCATCGCATTTGTTCGCCGCAAGCCGACCACAGAGAACGCCCTTCGTGGGATGTCCAAGGCTCTCGACCAGCTTCAGGAAGTCGTCACCCATGAGAACACTGAAATTGATCGTCTGGATGACGTTATCGAGACTGCGGCCAGTGACCGCCTTGATGCCTTCAAGCGCCGTGATCGTGCGTCGAAGGTAGCTGAACGTTTCGCAGACCTGTTGGCATAAGGAGAGAGATTAATGAGAACCCTAGGTGTAACTATTTATCTGCTCCTTCTCGTCGCAATTCTGGCAGCTATCGGCGGCTGGATCGCTAATCTTTTCAAGGTCTTCGGCCTGCTTGTCGCACAAGGAGTTGACCTTACGGGTGAGCTGGTCGTCCGTGTAATTGGCATTGTGATCCCGATCATCGGGGCAATCGCAGGTTACCTTTGATCCAACCCGGACCAAGCGTAAGGGACATTGCAGGGCATCTCGCTGGCCTCTTGATGGACGAAGCCGAGGAAGTGACGAAGCTCACGCCGAGTGAGTTGGAAGCTAAAGTCCGAGAGAACGGCCTTTCACGAGAAGATGTGCGGCAGGTTTCAGCTGCCCTCGACCTGATCATGCGTGAGGCATTCTTCCTCAACTCGAAAGTTAAGCAAGCCTTCGATCTTTAATGGATCAGGCACACGAGGAGAGCTTTCTCCTCCAGAAGGAGCCATGCCCAGCGTGTGGCTCCAGAGACAACCTAGCCCGGTATTCAGACGGCCATGGCTATTGCTTTGGCTGCGGACATTACGAGCCGGGGGACAAGGATCACCACAATATGGAGAATGAGCCGACAGGGGTACGCCCCGCTCGGGCGGATTTGCTCGACCTTGGGGAACCTTCAGGCTGGCCTAGTCGAGGCATTTCAGAAGACAGCGCTCAGAAATGGGGCTTCACCAAGTCTACGTATAAGGGCGAACCAGTCCGACTTTTCAACTACAGAAATACGAGCAATCAGGTCGTGGCCCAGAAGGTACGCTTTAAGGGCAAAGACTTCCGTTTCCTTGGAGAGACGAAGGAAGCTGGCCTGTTCGGGATGCACCTCTGGCGTGACCGAGGAAAGCGTGTCGTCATCGTTGAAGGCGAGATGGATGCAATTTCCCTATCACAGATGCAGGGCCATAAGTGGCCTGTCGTGTCTATCCCGAATGGGGCGCAGGGTGCAGCTAAGGCGCTCTCAAAGAACATCGACTGGCTTGAACAGTTTGATGAAGTTGTCCTGCTCTTCGACAACGATGAGGCAGGTCAAGTCGCCCTAGACGACTGCAAGAAGGTAGCCTTCACACCCGGAAAGCTCCGCATTGCCCGACTTCCTGAGGACCTCAAGGACGCCAACGAGGCACTCGTAGCGGGACGCATCAAGGAAACCCTCGACTGCCTTTGGGATGCCAAGGTTTACCGACCTGACGGTATTCTTAGCGTCGATGACATCATGGATGACATCCTCACTCCGACCGAGATGGGCATTCCGTGGTGGCTTCCGGGCCTCACAGACGCGACCTATGGCAGACGCTATGGGGAAATTTATGCAGTCGGCGCGGGAACAGGTGTCGGCAAGACCGACTTCCTCATGCAGCAGATAGCTTATGATATCAATGATTTAGAGCTAACTGTTGGAGCAATCTTTCTGGAGCAACGTCCCCGAGAAACTGCTCAGCGTGTAGCCGGTAAGCTGGCTGGCAAAATGTTCCACATCCCGAACGGCGACTGGAACGCTGAGGAACTCCGAAGGGCTGCTTCTGAGCTGCAAGGAAAGGTCTTCTTCTACGACAACTTCGGTCAGACCGACTGGGACGTTGTGAAGGGACACATTCGGTACATGGCGGTGAGCCTTGGTGTCCGCGTGTTCTATCTCGATCACCTCACGGCGATGGCCGACACAGGCGACGAGAAGGGTTCCATAGAGCAGATCATGAAAGAGATGGCCGGTATCGCCCAAGAGCTGGACATCATCATCACCTTCGTATCGCACCTATCGACACCCGATGGGAAGCCTCACGAAGAAGGTGGCCGCGTCATGATCCGGCACTTCAAGGGTTCCCGTGCAATCGGCTTCTGGTCCTACTTCATGTTCGGCCTAGAGCGCGATCAACAGGCCGACGATCCTGAAATCAAAACCACGACCATCTTCCGCATTCTGAAAGACCGCTACACCGGCAAGGGTACGGGCCAGACGTTCTTGCTTGGTTTCGACCAAGAGGCAGGACGCCTGTTTGAACGCGAAGATGATCCTTTCAAGAAACAGGACAGCGCCTCTCATGGCTTCCGAGACGAAACACGGGAGACTGAGCCAGAGGACTTCTAAGGGGTGAATTGAGCCGAACATTAATATTCGACCTTGAGAGCAACGGACTTCTTGAGGAAACGACCACGATCCACTCCTTGGTTATCAAGGAAAGAGAGACTGGAAAAATCTGGTCTCTCCATAATCAACACGATACTGGCGCAGGTCCGAACGTTGCAGACGGGCTGAGGCTACTAGAAGACGCTGATTTCATTGTCGGCCACAATATCCAATCCTTCGACATCCCAGTGATCCAGAAGCTTTACCCTTGGTTCAAACCTAAGGGCATCGTTCGCGACACCTTGATTATGTCTCGGTTCATGTACGCCGAGATGCTCCGAAGCGATATCGAGTTCCACGAAAGCCGAACCAAGAAAGGCAAGAAGTGGATCGAGAAGAAGCTCTGGGGACGCCACAGCCTTGAGGCTTGGGGGCAACGTCTAGGTGTCTGGAAAGGCGACTACGGCCAGAAGCGGGAAGAAGAAGGAAAGGCGCTCGGCCTTAAGGGGCCGCAGCTGACTGCATATGTCTGGGGAACATGGTCTCAGGAAATGCAGGACTATTGCGTTCAGGACGTCGAGGTCACCGAGAAGATACTCAACAAGCTTGAAAGCAAGGGCAACTCTGAAGAGAGCATCAACCTTGAGCATGATGTTCGCAGGATCGTCACCCGACAGGAGAACTACGGCTTCGGCTTTAACGAGCGAAAGGCAGCAGAACTCTACGGCACCTTAAGCCAGCGCAAGGCTGAGCTTGAGCGGGAACTACAGAAGGCATTCAAGCCGTGGTTCCGCAAGGGTGATCGCATGTGTCCGACTACGGACCGACAGATCAAACGCCCTGACCTCGGTATTGAGGTTGTCGTTAAGAAATACTCCAAGGTGACGGGTAGGGAAGTCAAACCGTACATCGGTCCAATCTTCGACCAGTACGTTAAAGACGGCCCTTATACCAAAGTAACTCTTCAACCTTTTAACGCAACAAGCCGTTTCGATATCGCGGATCGGCTTAAGGTCATCTACGGATGGAAGCCTAAAGAGTTCACCAAAGACGGTCACGCAAAGATCGATGAAGAGGTGCTCTCTAAGCTGAAATATCCGGTTATCCCTCAGCTCCTCGAATACCTCATGATCCAGAAGCGGATTGGGCAGGTAGCAGAGGGCAAGGAAAGCTGGCTCAAGCACTGCAAGGATGGCCGCATCCACGGCAGAGTAAACACGGCAGGCGCTGTCACAGGTCGAATGACCCACAGCACCCCGAACATTGCTCAGGCTCCTTCAGGACGCGCACCTTATGGTCACGAATGCCGTGAACTGTTTGTTGCTGGACCGGGGAAGAGGCTGGTCGGCTGCGATGCCGATGCTTTGGAACTTCGAGACCTCGCTGGATATATGGCTGCTTATGACGGCGGCGCATACATCAAGACGGTTCTTGAAGGGAAGAAAGAAGACGGCACCGACATGCACACGCTCAACGCTGCGGCTTTGGGCTGTTCTCGTGATGACGCAAAGACTTGGTTCTATGCATTCATCTACGGTGCTGGAGACTTCAAGCTAGGCATGATCCTTGCAGCGAAAGGTTCGGCGGCTGCAATTAAACGGGCAGGTGCGGAAAGCCGCGCCAAGTTCCTTAACAGCCTTCCGGCACTGAAGAAGTTGACCGAACGGGTGAAGGCGAAAGCTGCCGCCACGGGGACACTCAAGGGTCTCGATGGGCGTATCCTAACGGTTCGCTCAGGTCACGCAGCGTTGAACACCTTGCTTCAATCGGCAGGTGCAATCCAGATGAAGAGAGCTTTGGTCATCCTAGACAACGACCTACAGGCAGCGGGGCTGGTTCCCGGTGTCCAATATGAGTTCGTCGCGAATGTTCATGACGAATGGCAGATCGAGGTAGATGAAGACAAAGCAGAGTTCGTCGGCAAAACGGCAGCAGCAGCTATCGCCAAGGCCGGGGAATATTACAGCTTCCGTTGCAAACTTGCTGGCAACTACGACATCGGCAGCAACTGGGCGGAAACACACTGAGTAAAGTCCCAAACAATGCACCCGGCTACGTGTACGTGGTCAATAACCCAGCGTGGCCGGGGAAATGCAAGATCGGGTTCACTATGAACCTGAAAAACCGACTTCACCAAATGAACACCGGGGACCCGTTCCGTTCTTACACATACCACGATGTCAAACGCTTCCAAAATCGGTCCTTGGCTGAGAGGCGTATTCACGACAGCGTGGCTGGGTTTCGCATCCCCGGCACCGAATGGTTCGATTTACACCCCGACGATGCAGTCAAATTTCTACGAAAGGTTAAAGCATGAGTGAGACGAAACGCACCACTCGGAGCGCTAATGAACTCTGGGAACTCTACGGTGAAGATAACGTCGAGGTTGTCGAAGAAGAGCATGATGCCTCTTGGCGACACGGTACTTACACCACGACTACCGTCAAGGATACTGAAGGTCGCTTCTGGCAAGGAACCTACTGCGTCTCTGGTGACGGTGAAGAGAACTACTGGCGAGACGGTTTTGCTGATGACTTCCACGAAGTGTTCCCTGTAACGAAGACAATCACGACTTATCAGTGAGAACCCTCCTGATTGACGGCGATATCCTCGTTGTCAGTACCTGTGCCGCAGCTGAAACAGAAGTAGACTGGGGCGACGACCAGTGGACCATAACGTCAGACATCAAGTCGGTTAAGGCCACAATACTCGACGCAATCGAGAACATTAAGAAGGACCTTGAGGCACAAGAGGCGATCATTACGCTCTCCCTCGGGACAACCTTCCGTCATGAAATCTTCGAACCTTACAAGAAAGGCCGAGGGCGAAAGCCTGTAGGCACTGGCGAGGTGAAACGCTGGCTCATCGAAGAGCAGGGCGCAAAGCTGAAGCCGGGGATCGAAGCTGACGACACCATGGGTATCCTTTCGACGCACCCTAGGCTGATCAAAGGTGAGAAGGTTATCGTGTCTGCCGATAAGGACATGATGACAATACCTGGACTGCTTTATCGTGACGGTGAAATCATCACAGTGACGGAAGAAGAAGCTGACCGGAACTGGCTCACTCAGACACTTACAGGTGACGTGACGGACAACTATCCGGGCCTCAAAGGATACGGCGCAAAGAAAGCTGAGAAGTTCCTAGACGGTATCCCTGAGGGTGAAGACCCTTGGCCGCATATCGTCCAGCTCTTTGTCGATAATGGTTTCGATGAGGAATATGCGCTCACGCAAGCTCGGATGGCGCGTATCCTTCGCTGGACAGATTACGATTACAAGAAGAAGGAGGTTAAGCTCTGGCGTCCAAGCTGATCGCCCTCACAGGCAAGGCAGGGAGTGGGAAGTCGGAAGTGGCTTCCTACCTCGTAGACGGTCACGGGTTCCAGCTCGTGAAATTCGCAGGGCCGCTTAAGGCGATGCTCAGGGGCTACTATCGTGAGCTAGGGCTGACCGAAGAGGAAATCGACAGGCGACTGGAGGGTGACCTCAAGGAAACGCCTGATCCTCATCTTTCGGGTCGAACCCCGCGTCACGCTATGGAGACCTTAGGAACAGAATGGGGCAGGGATCAGATGGCTCCTGAGTTCTGGACGAATGCAGCCGAAGCAAAGATCAAAGGCTCACAGGCAAATTTGATCGTTGTGGATGATTGCAGGTTCCCTAACGAAGCCCATGTGGTTCGACGCTTGGGTGGCTCTGTGGTGCAGGTTAAGTCAGCCCGAGGTCGTCGTAAGGTCTCCAAACACAAGGCCGAGAAGGGACTTGCACCTGCTCTGGTCGATCACTCGCTGGACAATAATGAAGGCATCGGCACTCTACGGAAGGGCATCGATACGTTTCTCTTCGGTCTCAAATGAATAGGTTGCACAGTAGCAGTTTTGAACAGCACGACCTTGAATGTCCAGCTGTCTCAAAAGCGTTGGTGGAATATCTCCGAAAGGTATTCCCCGACCGACTGCCAACAGATCGCACCATTAACGAACGCAAACTGGGAGAGCTGTTTGGCCAACAGGATGTAATTGTCCATTTGCTGAGCCGCCTCCAAGAGCAGGAAGAGACCGTCCTTGTGTAAACCAAAGACGCCGAAGATTGAGAAGGCGGACCCTGTTCAGGCACCTCCTCCAGTCGCTTCGGCACCCGTGGCTCCGGTGCTCAATGAAAGCTCTGGCGCTGCCGATTCCAACGGCAATAGCGCAGCTCTCAAGCGCCGGGGCCGTGCGTCCCTGACGATCCCGCTCCTTCAGTCAACAGGTTCAGGCATTAACATCCCGACCTGATGAATGGCTGAAGAGCAGGATAAAGTATCCGCGAAAGCTCTTTATGAACAGCTCGTCACCGACCGAGACCCGTATCTCCGTCGTGCTAGACGTGCTGCTGAACTGACGGTCCCCTCGCTATTCCCTAAGGATGGCGTAGGGGCATCGACAGATTTCGAAGAGCCTTCGCAAAGTCTCGGAGCCAGAGGTATTCGAAACCTCGCATCAAAGCTCCAAATGGCATTGTTCCCCGTGAACGCGCCTTTCTTCAAGTACACAGTCGATGACCTAGCACTCCAGCAGCTTACCCAAGCTGAAGGCCAACGAGGAGCTGTCGAGAAAGCACTCAACTCCAGAGAACGCGCTGTTCTTGACGAGATGAACGGTTCGCTATTCCGTCCCGTTTCTTTCGAAGCATGTCGTCAGCTGCTGATCGCAGGGAACTATCTCCTCTTCATCCCGAAGAAGGGTAAGCCTCGTGGTTTCCGTCTGAGTTCTTACGTGGTCAAGCGTGATGCTGCCGGTAACGTGATCGACATCGTAATCAAAGAAAGCATGGCTCGGACAGCGTTGCCGCCTGATGTGGTCGCTCATCTGAATGCTGTGGACACCCTTGAGGACGCCGAACGTGACACCAAGGTCGATGTTTATACGCACGTAGCAAAAGACATTGACGGCGAAACATACACAGTCACTCAGGAAGTCGATGGTGTAGAACTCCCGACCGATTATGCCGGAACTTACACCAAGGACAATCTACCTTGGATTGCGCTACGCTTCACGTACATCGAAGGCGAGAACTATGGCCGCTCATTCTGTGATGAGTACATTGGTGACCTAGCGACACTCAACGGCCTGACCAAAGCTCTCCGCGATGGCACCATTCAGGGCGCTAAGGTTGTCTGGATGGTTCACCCAAACAGCACTGTGAGCGTTCGTAAGCTGGCCGCTGCTGAGAATGGTGAGTTCGTCCAAGGTGATCATCAAAGTGTAATCCCGCTTCAGCTCAATAAAGCTTCCGACTTCTCGGTTGCTGAGCGTTTCATTGCCCAGCTCACCGAACGGCTACAGTTTGCCTTCCTCCTCAACACCGCGATCCAGCGGAACGGGGAACGGGTCACTGCTGCTGAAATCCGGTACATGGCCGGTGAACTGGATCAGGGCTTAGGCGGCGTCTACTCGCTGCTGTCTGAAGAGTTCCAGCTGCCTGTCGCGAAGCTCTACGAACTACGGATGATGTTCGTCCGTAAGGTGCCTCCGCTTCCTAAGGAAATCACCAATACGGCAATTGTCACTGGCTTGGATGCTCTTGGCAGGGGCAACGATCTGAACAACCTCGACGCTCTCGTTGCGGGTGCCGCTCAGGTTGTCGGCGCAGATCAGGTCGCTCGTTATCTCAACGCTGGGGAATACTTCAAGCGCCGTGGTGCTGCCCTAGGCATCGACATGTCGGGTCTCATCAAGACGGAAGAAGAGCTGGCTCAGGCTGACCAACAGGCTCAGTTGATGGCGATGGCTCAGAACCTTGGCCCTCAAGCAATTGCCCAGATGGGCGGATTAGCAAAACAGGAAATGGTCGGTGCTCAGAACGGCACTCCGACACCCGAACCCGCAGAGGAAGAATAATGGCTGAAGAAGCTAAGACACCCGAAACTCCAGTTGTCGCACCTGAAACCACACCTGAGGTGAAGACGAAAGCTGCTCCTAAGGCCAAAGCTCCAGAACCAGTTAAGGGTCAGATTACGTTCAACTCTGGCGCAACTTACATTCCGGTGAACGCTTAATGAGTGAAGTCAACTCTGTAGTTATCCAGTCGGCAGACGCAGCGCCAACAGGTGAGGCGGTTGAACAGGCACTTGCTGAAGCAGCTGCTAACGCTCCGACTTCGACTGAAGAAGCTGCTGCTAAGCTTGCTGCGGAACGTGAACAGAGCGAGCGCCCCGAATGGCTCAACGAGAAGTTCAAGTCGCCTGAGGACCTCGCTAAAGCCTATGCCGAGCTTGAGGCAAAACTAGGCGCAGCACCTGAAGAAGCGGCTGAGGCCAATGCTGAAGAGGCACCCAAGGAAGAAGATACATCCGAAGAAAAAGAAGAGGATGTAGCAGCTAAGGTTGACGTATCGACCTTTGAAGCTGAGTACGCCGAGAAGGGTGAACTTTCTGAAGAGAGCTACGCAAAGCTCGAAAGCATTGGCTTCAGCCGTGAGACTGTTGACGCATACAAGCGTGGGCAGGAGGCTCTTGCTCAGATCGCAACACAGCGCCTTACGGATGCTGCGGGTGGCGAGGAAGAGCTGAGCCGGGTTCTCACTTGGGCCAAGACTGGCTTGACACCTGAGCAGGTCGATAAGGCCAATGAAATCTTTGGCAGCAACGATATCGAAGCAGCTGTCCTTAAGATGGAAGAAGTCCGTGGCCTGTACTCGAAGGCAACTGGAGCTGATCCTCAGAAGCGCCTTGAGGGAAACCCTTCGACGCGTGTTGAGGGTTACGGAAGTTGGGCTGAAGTTACACGCGACATGTCGAACCCAAAATACAAGACCGATAAAGCCTTTCAGGCCAAGGTCGCTAACAAGCTGGCGGCATCCAGTATCTAATGCGTCCTATAAACTTGCTGGTGTGGCACTGTGCTGCCACGCCTGAAGGTAAGCCTTTCACTGCTGCTGACATTGATCGTTGGCATAAACAGCAGGGTTGGGCAGGAATTGGTTATCACTACGTTGTCCTCTTAGACGGCACAATCCAGAAAGGCCGACCAGTTGAAACCGTTGGTGCTCACGTTCAGGGCCACAACACGGGATCGATTGGTTGCGTCTATATTGGTGGCGTCGATAAAGACAACAGGTTCGCCAAAGACACCCGGACGCCTGCCCAGAAGGCAGCGATGATCCAGCTTACCAAAGACTTGCTCAAACAGTTCCCGACTATCAAGCGTATCGCGGGACACAATGAGTTCGCCAACAAGGCTTGTCCGTCATTCAAAGTGCCGGATGACCCTCTTGGTAAACTCTTGAAATGAACCGAAAGACCAGCCGCCGCAGGACTTCGAAGTTCTGGCTAGCGGTTACCTTATTGGTCTCCTTCACCGCCTTATTCATGGCCTTATGGTTCCGACTTGAGACTGCCGCTGCTGCGATCACAGTTATGATACCGGCTGTCTACGGTGCTTATGTCGGGATCGGCCATATGGATTACCGGCAAACCTTCAACAAATCACCTGAGGATTACCCTTGAATGTAATCTATAAGTGGCTCATCGGCCTAGTCGCGGTTCTTGCGCTGTTCGGCTTTATCTACGCCAAAGGTCATTCTGAGGCCAAAGCAAGGGCTGAGCTACAGGCCACTCGGCAGGAACTCAGTGAGCTGTATTACAAAATCTCAAAGGAGCGTGAGGCGCGTGTAGCCGATGCTCGACTTGCTGAAGAGGCTGCGGTTCGGGCCGATGCACTGAGAACCAAAATCACCAACTTACAGGAGTACGTCGATGCGCTTGCTGACGCTGGCCGTGAGTGTCTGTCTAGCGCTGACACTGAGCGGTTGCGCGACATTTGGAACTAAGCTTTCTGCTCCGGTTTACCCTGAGCTACCTGCGGACTTACGCCTATGTTTCGACAAGGAAGTGCCGCAGCCAAAGCAAGGACCGCTCACAAAGAAGCAGGTGATCGCATTGATCGCTTCGCTCAAGACTTCGGAAGCAGAGAAGACGGCATGTGGTAAACGCCTAATTGCCTTCTACGACAACGTAACGCTCTGATGATGACGGGCCGGGGGCTGGAACGTAAGTGATCCTCCCTCGGAAGTCCAAAAACCAGCGATGGTCCTCTCCACAGTTATAGATCAATTCAGCATTCTCAATGTTCCACATTCCAGTCTCTGTCACAACAGCGCCCAGTAAATCCGTCTCTAAACGATTCAATAGAACAGCGTAGTTGGGATCGTCTTGGTCTAATGAAAATCCGATAATACCGTCTAGAGATGGTACAATCTCCAAACTGTAAAGGTCTAGTAATGGCTGACGCAGGTTTCCCTTGTTATCAACAAATTTGACGTAAGGGTATGTATGGGTCACATAAGGCTGATTACTTGGTTTATTACTGATCATATTTACCTCAACATTGTATACTAGGTGGATAGTATTCGATAGCCTAGAGAAATACAAGTATTCCTATTGCTAAGTTCTGACTGATCACACTTGCACTCTTGCAGGTGATCTCAAGGAACCAAGGATGTCTCACAAGAAGACACTTGGGACCCACCAACGTTCACCTGCGGGTGTTCGAAGCTGGATAATCTCAATACTCTGACTGTGCTGCTCCGAGGTCCGCGCAAACCTCAGAACAACATAGGAATATACAACATGGCTGATGCTATTGTTTCTCGTCTTGGTCAGGCAAACGGTGCTGGTGACGTAAAGGCAAACTTCGTTAAGGTCGCTACTGGCGAAATCATGACTGCTTTTACTCAGACTGCTGAGTTCACCGACAAGCAGCTGGTTCGGTCCATCAAGGAAGGCAAGTCCGCTTCGTTCCCAGTAACTGGCCGCACTTCGGGTGCTCGTTACCATACTCCGGGTGAGCAGGTTCTCGGCTCGGTTGTGAAGTTCAATGAGCGCGTTATCACCATTGATGACCTTCTGCTCACCGACTACTTCACCGCCAACATTGACGAGGCGATGAACCACTTCGAAACTCGCTCGGAAATGACTAAGCAGATGGGCGAAGAACTCGCTCAGGCTTATGACCGCAACGTTGCTATTACGGCAGTTCTGGCTTCCCGTAAGGGTCCAGTTGTCGACGGCCTTCCGGGCGGCGGTAAGCTTGTGAAAGCTGACCTCCTGACTGACAGCGATGCTCTCGCTGCTGTCCACTTCGACGCTGCTGCTGTCTTTGACGAGAAGTTCGTCCCAGCAAGTGATCGCTACTCCTTCATGAAGCCTGTGCAGTATTACATGCTGTCGCAGAACACGAAGGTGATCAATAAGGACTGGGACGGTCGCGGTTCCTACGCGGATGGTAAGGTAATCAAGATTGCCGATATCACCCTCGTTAAGACTGCAAACCTGCCTAACGGCAAGAACGTCACGACCGGCCTTGCCAAGTATCAGGGCGACTTCACCAACACCGCAGGTCTTATCATGAATAAGTCCGCAGTCGGCACGGTGAAGCTCCTCGATCTGGCAATCGAAAGCGAATACATGGTCTCCCGTCAGGGTACTCTTGTCGTCGCTAAGTACGCTGTTGGTCACGGCGAGCTTCGTCCTGAGTGCGCTCTGGAGCTGGCAATCGCCTAATCCACTCGCACTTTAACCCATACCGGGGTCCCTTAGCTGGGGCCTCGGTTTTTTCGTTTAGGAAACCTCTGATGGCCCTCGGGCTGGCACCTTTAACTGAACTTGAGGCTGTTAACGAAATCCTCGCAGTAGGTTCGAACAGTCCCGTATCTACGCTCGATGAGAACCAAGTCATCGACGCTTCACTGGCCCAGAGCACACTTCGATCAGCTTTGATCGAGATACTCAGCAAAGGCTGGTATTTCAACACTGAGGAGGACCTTGAGCTTGTCCCCGATCAGGATGGACGCATTAGGCTCCCTCGAAATACCCTTAGGCTCCGGGCTTCCGGTGGCTCAAAGGGCAGCAAGTTGGTTCAGCGAGGGACGACCCTCTATGACAAGACCAACAAAACCGACAAGTTCACCGCATCCGTAACCGTTGAGCTGGTTCTCGCACTTGAGTTTGAGGACCTTCCGTCAACCGTCCGCATGTACGCAACCGTCACCGCAGCGCGTCGATATCAAGACCGCTTCTTCGGTGATCAAGCTGTTCATTCCTACACCATCGAAGACGAACGCTATGCTCGTGCTGCCATGATGGACGAGGAACTGGATAATCAAGGAGCCAATATGCTCAACGATAGCCAGACCATTCGGGAACTCTCTGCCCGTTCCTAATGGCTAAGATTTCTGGCTCCATCGCCAACTTCGCGAACGGTATCAGCCAACAGGCCGTAGCTCTTCGCCTCGCAACGCAGGGTGAGGAACAGGTAAACGCTTATTCGACCGTCATTGATGGCCTTAAGAAGCGCCCCCCGACCTCCCGTGTTGCAACGCTTGGCACAGACTTTCCCGATAACGTTCACAGTCATTCGATAAATCGAGACACACACGAACGTTATTCGGTCCTAACGACACCTTCAGGCATCCGCGTATTCGACCTTCAGGGCAACGAGAAGGTTGTCCGAACGCATGTCGGCTGGGATTACCTTTGGTATGACCCTTCAGTTCACGCTACGGCACCTTACAAGATGCTCACGGTTGGTGATTATACGTTCATCACGAACACTACAGTCAAAACCAAAATCTCCAGCATCACAGAACCTCTGTCCCCCTCTGAAGCACTCGTGCATGTCATGGCGGGAAACTACGGTAAAGACTACACGATTTCGATCAACGGAACCGAAGTAGCCCGATACTCGACACCTGACGGTACTAGCGGCGCTCAGTCTCCGGGTGTTGACACTTCTTATATTGCTCGTCGTTTGGCGTTTGGCGAAATGAAGGACCTCGGAAAGACCGTTAACGGCGACATTGCGTGGAAGTATAAGGCAACTGATAAAAGCATTCAGGCGACCACCCTCGGGTTCACTGTAAAGGTGTTCAAGGGGACGATCTATTTCCGCAGGGATGATGGGCAACCCTTCAGCATCGGCGTCGAAGACGGCTACAACGGCCACTCGATGAAAGCCGTGCAGAAGGAAGTGCAGGACTTCTCCGATCTGCCTTCGTTCACCGAGGATGGTATGGCAATCAAAATCACAGGCTCGGTCTCGACCAAGTACGATGATTACTATGTCAGGTTCCAGAAGCATTCAGCTGAGGATGACATATCAACGCCGGGAGTTTGGCGAGAGATTCCAGCACCCGGGGTTGCCAAGGGGTTTGAAGCTCAGACGATGCCTCACGCTCTTGTTAGAGAAGAGGACGGTTCATTCACGTTTAAGTCTCTGAGCTGGGACGAACGCAAAGCGGGTGACGAAGAGGTTAACCCTCCGCCCAGCTTCGTCGGAAAAACGATCAACGATATTGTCTTCTTCAAGAACCGCTTGGGCTTCCTGTCGGGAGAGAACGCGGTCTTGTCGCGGCACGGCTCGTACTTCGACTTCTGGAGAATGACCGCAACTGCAATGATGGATGATGATCCGATTGACGTATCCAGCGCTGAGACAAATGTCTCCGTATTGCGTCACGGCCTTTCTTTCGCAGATCGTTTGGTCCTCTTCGCGGATCAGGTTCAGGCGCACCTTTTGGGAAGTGAATTGCTCACCCAGAAGTCAGCTTCCATGCGCGTCACCACGGCCTATCAGGTTTCATCCAAGGTTCGCCCTGTTGCGACCGGCGATGTGATCTTCTTTCCGGTGGACCGAGGCCAGTTCTCGACTGTCCGTGAGTATCGAATTGACGCCGCGACAGGTGAGGCAACGGCAGAGGATGTAACAGGACACGTTCCTCAGTACATCCCCGGGTCAATCGAGAAGATGGCCGCTAGTACGCACGAGGATATTCTGATTGTCCGCTCGGATAAGGATGTGGCTTCGCTCTACGTCTACAAATATTACTGGGCAAATGATCAGAAGCTTCAGGCCTCTTGGTCGAAATGGACGTTCCCGGGTGTCACTAAGGTTCTCGACTTCTGGTTCGTGAATAGCCAGCTTTACGTACTGCTTAAGCGCCTCAATGAGACGTTTATCGAGACGATGGAAGTTCAGCCAGGCGGAACCGATACTGACATGCATTTCGTCGTCAATCTCGATCATCGCTACCGTCAGGAAGGCTACGAGCTTCGCACGTATGATCCATACAACAAGGAAACGCGGGTCCCCATGACCTACGATTTTTCACGTCTGGACTTCATTTGTGTGTCGGCGGGAGACCCTTCGTCTCCGATATCTCCGGGGCTGCGGCTTCAGATTAAGGAGAAGGGGACGAACTACGTGATCCTCGACGGGGACATGCGAAGGGTGCCTCTTTATTTCGGCCTTGAGTACACCATGAGGTATCGCTTATCGCGCATCTTCATCCGCAAGGCTGGGCAGAACGGAGGCGTGACTACGGTCACAGAGGGACGACTTCAGCTTCTCCAGCTGTTGGTTCAGTATTCCAAGACGGCCTACTTCCGCGTTGAAGTCACGCCTCTTGCTCAGGCAACACGCTCGTATGTCACCAATGGTCGCCTTATGGGTGACCCGATGAACACCACAGATAGCGTCACGCTGTCAGACGGAACGTTCGCACTTCCGGTCCTCTCGAAGAATGATCGAGTGGAAATCGACATCGTTTCAGACAGTTACCTCCCTTGCTCGGTTCTTTCGGCTGAGTGGGTGGCAAACTACGTCCAGAAATCGCAGAGGATGTAATGAAGGAAATCCGCAGGGCAACTGCTGAGGACGCAAGGAAACTTGCCCCTCGGCTTCGGCCTGAAGACAGGCGTGAGTGTCTCTCGGCATCCGGTTTACCTCCTGAGGTCATCCTGCCGCTCTCGGTTTCGAGGGAAGAGGTCTACGTCTTTACAGACAACGGGTCCCCTGAGGTCATCTTCGGGGTCTCGCCTGTCCAGCATTACCCACACCTCGGGCTGATCTGGATGATGGCAAGTGAGAAGCTTTCAGCCTACCGCAGGGAGCTTGTTACGCTTGTTCCTAAGCAGATCGATAAATTCCACGAGAAGTTTCCCCTTCTGGGTAACCATGTGGATGCCCGAAACAAGGTTCACGTCAGCTGGATCAAACGGTCTGGTTTCAGCTTCCTTAGGGTTCTTCCGAGGTATGGCATTGACCAGACACCATTCATTGAGTTCGCAAAACTAAGGAAACCCTGATGTGCATTGGCGCAGTGGGGATGGCAATCGCTCAGTTCGCAATCAGCGCCGCAACTACGGTTATGAGCTTTGGGGCAGAGCAGGCCGCATATAAGGCTCAGCAGCAGCAGTATGAGAACAACCGCATTGAGGCTAACAAAGCCGCAACGGATAACTACGCTGCTACTCAGCTCCGTATGCAGCAGGAGCAGAAAGCCGCTTCACAAGAACTTCAGAAGACACAGACAGAAGCCGCTCAGGCGAGGGCAACCGCTCAAGTCGCAGCAGGTGAGGCCGGTGTTTCCGGTCTGTCCGTAGATGCCCTTATCGGGGACTTCTACAACCAAGAGGGCCAGTATGAACGCACCCTCGATAACAACATGCAGATGCAGGCCGATGCCTTAAGAGCCGACATGGACGGCACCATGCATCAAACCGCAAGTCGTATCAATTCCGTCTCGCAGGGCCAGAAGCCGTCATTCGCAGGTGCAGCAGTTCGCATCCTCTCAGGAGGGCTGGAGAGCTACGGCACGTATCAGCGTTACAAAACGGCAGCTAAGCAGACGGGCTAAGAAGAGGAATGAATATGGCACAGGGGCGCGTACAAACTCCCGAGTTCCGCAATAATCTAAAGCTGCAACCCGCAGCCCGACCCGTGGACACCTATGAGGCCCCTGCCGCTATACCTCGGGACGACAATACCGCACGACTGGTGGATGCCCTTTCGGCATTCTCCGGTCAGATCGGCCAGCTTGCTCCAGTTCTCGGGGCAGCACAGGCAAGCCAAAATAAGGACGCCAACGAGGCCGCTTTGGCCGAACGTCAGAACTTCTTCATGAAGGCTTCTCCTGAAGAGCGCCGCCAGTTCGTCATTAATAAGCATGGGCTGGACAAAGCAGATAAGCTTCAGGCCGCAGCTATCGGGAAGATGGACGGTGCTCAGTTCGCTGAGATGGTCCAGAACGAAGTCCTGATGGACATGCAAGAAAACTTCGACTGGGACAATGGCGACCCCGAGACTTATGCCCGGGAGGTTCTCCAGAAGAAGCTTCAGGAAAGTGGTCGCGCAGGTGAGCCAACATTCCTTTCAGCGTACTCACAGGCTGGACAGACGTTCGCTCAGAATATCGTATCGCTGCGAAACAAAAAGATGGTCGAGAAGCGAGAGCAGCAGGTCCAAGGCGCAGCAGCCAATTACTTCCGAATGACAATTGATGACGGCGTGAGGGCTGATAAGTCGCCTGAAGTCATCGCCAAGGATTTCCTTAAGACGGCCATTGACGCCGGAAGCAAGGGAACACTGCTTCTTGATGATAACGAAGTGGCAAAGCGGCAGCTCGTAGAACTCGAAAGGCGCACCTCATCGAACCCTGATATTGTCCTTCAGGCTCTATCGATGGCACGTCCGGGGAAGGGCGGCGAACTTCCTTCGTTCCTTGATGATCCTCAGACACGCGATAAGGCTATGGACCTGATGTCCAAAGCTCAGGTAGCCCAACACAATCGCTTCAACGCAGCCGAACAAGATCGTCTTCTTTCCGCAAATGTCGAGAATATCCGCAACGGTACTGGCTTTATCGGCTCCCGTGACCTCGTGCAGACAAAGCTCACAGGCTCAGGCTCCAGCGAGGAAGTCATCACCAATGTTGAGAAACAGAAGACAGAAGCAGTTAGGCAGTTTCTCCTCCAAGATGGCCGGGATGCGAAGGCGCGGGGCGAACACCCAGCAGAAACTATTGCTAGACAAACAGCTGTCCTCGCTAAGTCCGGTCTTGAGAACCCTGACGTGAAGGCTGCTGCCGAAGGTCTGGCATTGGCCGGTGCTCCTGACGTTCTGTCTGATGAGGCTGGTCAACAGAAGCTAGTGCAGCGCATCGACCTCCTCAATTCGATCAGCAAAGCGAACAAGAATATTGGCGCGGTTTACCTCAAGGGTAACGATAAGGACTTCTTTGACGGCTTTATCGCAGCTCGTGAGACACTTGGCCGTTCCGACAAGGAAGCTGCTGCGTTTGCCTATGCGGTCTCTAATCCTACACCTACGGCAAAAGCCCGAGTGACCCGAGAGTTCCAATCCATAAACAGCGCTGTGAAAGACCTTAGGGACACGAAATGGATGGGCCGTTGGTCAATCGATATGGAGAACTCAGGCATGGTCGAGGATCATCTTGTCGATCTGGCCCAGAAGTTCGCCCTAGGTGGCCTTAACGGGAAAGATGCGGTCGCAGCTGCTCGGGATGCCATGGAGAAATCAGCAATCCATTATAACGGTACGCTGATCGACGTTGGTGCGATTGAGAGCAGGGCTGAGATGCCTTCGGATTTCCGAGGCGCTGTTGACGCACAGGTCGCTTCATTCATGGCCGACAGTAAGGGTAAAAACTATTCGCTCGGTCAGCTCACGATCCAACAGACAGGCGACCGCGACGGACGCTTCTATCTTCTCGACAAGGAAACCAATCGTCCCGCTACGGATGACCAAGGGCAGATGCACATGTTCACCTTGAGTAATCTCAGGGCATGGTCGAACGCGAACGAAGAGATGCAACGTAAGGCACAGGCCACGTATAGCGTCTTCAATCAAAGCGTGAACGCGAAGGGTCTGTTCCAAGCTGAAGACAAAGACGGCTCGACAGTCTGGATCAATAAGAACCGTGAAATCTGGCATAACACAGCTGAGGAAGGTCAGGCACCTGTCTGGAAGAAGACCGGCAAACGGTATTCAAAGACTATTGCCACAGGCCCAGACGGCGAGATTATTCTCAAACGCCCTGAGTTCAAGAAACCAACAGTCAGCCCAGCCTTCGGTATGTTCAGCCGCAAGGTGGTTAATTCTTGGTCCGACCAGATGCCTGACGCAATCAATGGTGGCGGTATCAACACAGGATCAAATAGCTTCTTCAAGTTCGGCAAGGCCGCTGAGGACGCAATAAATGAACGCAATCGAGGTCGCTAAGCCCTCTCAAATCGAAACCTAAACTGGCCTCGGGGTAACTCCCGGGGCTTTTTCTATTGGAGCCTTTATGAACCAACGTGAACAGTTTGCTATGCAGTTCCTTATCCAGAAGGGCTGGAAACCGCACCAAGCTGCCGGTATCGTCGGTAATCTCGTCGCTGAGAGCAGCCTCAATACAAAGGCGATCAACCGGGGCGATGCTTCTGACGGCACCGATAGTGTAGGCATTGCCCAGTGGAACCGTGATCGCAAGACACGGCTTTATGCTCATGCCGATAAGATCGGACGCAATGTCAATGATCTTGAAACACAGCTCGACTTCCTTGACTGGGAACTGAACAACACCGAGAAACGGGCAGGCGACCTGATCCGTAATTCATCTAACGTGGCCGGTGCGGCTGACGGGATGATTATGTTTGAGCGGCCCAAGGGTTCCGACCGGGGTGCTCGTTATGCGATGCACTATGAGAAACGACAGCAGTCGAGTTACAACGCTTTAAAGGCTTATGACCCGTCAGCTCAAATCGATCTTCCGCCTCAGGCGTTGGCTTCAGGCGCAGGTTCAGCACAGGATGTGATGTCTGCTGCAACAAGCGGTCGCGCTGACATGTCCCGTGTCGATATCCCTCATGCGGCTGCACCTAATGTTCATCAACCGGAAACGGAAGGTCCAAGTTTCGGACAGACTGCGGCTGCGGTTGCTGGAAACAGCGACACTGCATGGATGTTTCGCTCGATTGGTGATGATTTAAACCGCTTCAAGCCTGATGAGAATTTCAGTCTTCCTTCTAATCGCTACGAGAATGATGCGGCCCAGTTTGGCTTTGACGCTAACAAGTACGGCTCAATGTTCGATAGAGCGGTCTCCGAGGAGAGTTATCAGTACCTTCTAGGGAGAGCCTCCGATGCTCAAAAGCGTTCTGAAGTAATTAGCCAAAGTGGCCTCACGGGTGCCGGTTTGCAGCTCGTAACTGAAATCGCAGAAGACCTTCCGTTGGATATTGCTATTGGTTCGGTCGCGCCGGGGCTGGTCTTAGGCAACAAAGCTCGACGCCTTAACAGCATGATTGCAGGTGGCCTTGCCGCTGGCTCTGCGAGTGCCGCAGGTGAAGCATTAGGCGCACGTTGGAACCCCGATAAGTCCACTGAGGATGTCGTCAGGGCTGGTGTCTTTGGGACCCTCCTAGGTGGCGCAGCTGGTGCGCTTTTGCGTAATCCGCACACAATGGAAGAAGCTCTGCACCTTCAGAGAGCAGGACAGGATGCGTTAGCAAAGCCTGAGGCTTCTCCAGTTTCCCGAGGAGGCAGTTCCGCAGGTGCCGCTCAGGTCAACAATAAGGTGGATTTCCTTGAACGTGACGATGCCTTCAAGCACGTTGAAGCCGACGATTTCGGTACAAGTGCAGGACCTAAGGCGCTCCGGCAGATGGACTTAGGCGGACAGCTGGGTACTTCCCCGAACGCTGCAACCAGAGCAGGACAGGGGCTTGTGATCGATGCAGTCGGTAAGAAGAACAGCATCGTTAATCAAATCTCGGCAGCAGAAGACAAGGGCCGCATGGCTTACGAGTTTAACGGCTTTGTGCAGAAGATGGCTAAGCCTTCATTCCAGCGATACGCCAAAGACAAAGGGGCCGGCTGGTTCGATGGCGCTGCATTGCGCTCTGAGTTCTCCGAGGACATTGCTAGGTACATCCGAGACGCCACAGAAGGTGCAGCTGAGGCTTACCATCCTGAAGTCATTAAGACAGGCAACCGTATCCGTGAAGGTCTACGCAAGCTTGGTCAGTTGGCAGAGAACCCTTTACTCCGTGAAGGAGAGATGGGCCGTGGTGTCCATAAGTTCACGCGGCTGGATGACAGCGAGCATTACCTTCCGCGAGTGTTTGACCACGCAAAGGTCGTCGATGCGATTGAAGAGTACGGTGAGGACACGATAGTCCGTCTTGTATCTAACGGTATCAGCAAGAAGGTTCCTGAGATTGCCGACGACATCCTCTTCAAGCTTGCAAAAGGTTACACTCGGGCAGTCGTAAAGCGTTCTTATGGTGCTGAAGACCTCGCAATGCGTGGGTTCATCGTTGAGGACGTTGACGAAATCCGCCGCATTCTCAGCGAAAGCGATGCCCTAGGTCCTTCTGATATCGACAAGATCGTTGAAAACCTCGACGCAGCACGTAAGGCTCGCCCTTCGGATGGCGGAACGATGTCTCGGGCAAAGCATCGCGTCACGATTGACGAGACTGCCAAGCTAGACAATCCAGTCAATGCAAAGACAGGAACGATATCGGAGACGCCTTTGCGTTTTGACGACCTTCTGGTTAATGACGCGCTCTATCTCTATGAGCGTTATGTTCACCAGATGACAGGCCGTATTGCGCTAGCACGGTATCGCGTAAGGGACGCTGACGGTAACCTTCTGATCAACGGTTTCACGAGTGATGACGAGTTCTCCAAATACCTCGACACTGTACGTAAACGTGCTGCCGAAGATAAGAACCGTGGTGTGGCCGGATCGCATGAGAACCTTGAGAAAGACATAGCAAACCTTCAGTTCGCCTATGATTATCTCGTTGGTCGCCCACAGAACAACATGTCGGAAGGCTGGCAGCAGTTCCTCAATCTGGCCGGTAAGTTCAACTTCAGCCGTGTAATGAACCAAGTTGGCTTCGCTCAGATCACTGAGTTCGGTCGCGTGTTGGGGCACCTCGGACCAAAGGCTGTCTTCTCTCAGTTACCTGAAATGAGGCGCATCCTTAATGCTGATGGCGAACTTATCCGCAAGTCTGGGTTGGCCGAAGACCTTGAGAAGTTCGGCATCGGCGGGTTTGACCGTCTGCTGCACAATCCGGGTTATCGCTACGATGAAATGTCAGGTGCATTTACGTCTCTCAACAGAGGCCGCTTTGCCGACAAGGCAGAAGGGTTCCTCAACCGAGCTAACCACGTAACAGCGGAAATCTCTGGCCTGAATACCGCAAATGACATGCTCCAGAACATGACGGCGAAAGCGATTGTTCAGAAATGGGCAAACTTTGCACACACAGGGAAGGGCTTTAGCAGGAAGCGTTTGGCCGACCTTGGGCTATCCGAGGAAATGACTGAGCGTGTGCTGAAGCAATTCAAGGAGCCGGGAAACTTTCATTACAAGAACGGCGAGTTCGGAGGCAAGGTTCTCCGGGCCGACTTCGATAAGTGGACCGATCCGGTTGCCCGTGAGGCTTTTCTTAATGCGGCCTATCGTCAATCCCGGTACATCGTTCAGGCGAACGATCTTGGCACCATGCATCGATACTTCAGTCACCCTTTGGCGAGAGTTATCATGCAGTTCCGCACGTTTATGATGGGTTCTTGGACCAAGAGCACACTCAAGGCAGTCCACATGCGTGACCGTCAGGCTGCTGCTTCGATCCTCCTCGGTTCAATGCTGTCTGCTCTCGCTTACGTCACTCAGACGAAGCTTAAGGCTGTCGGCAGATCAGACCGTGAGGAGTATGAAGAGCGGCTGCTGTCGTGGGAAAGCATCGGGAAGGCGGCGTTCTCACGTACCGGCGAAAGCTCGATTATTCCCATGATGGTTGACAGCGTTGCTCCGATGCTGGGCTTCGATCCTCAGTTCTCCGCAACGAGAACCTCAGGGCAAACCTCGGACTTACTCTTCGGTAATCCAACGATGGGCTTGTTTGATGATATTCGAACAGGTGTCGGAGGTGCGGCGAAGGCCGTTCGCGAAGGTGAACCAATCTCTCAACAGACGGCTAGAACCTTGATGGGCTTAGGTCTGTTCCAGAACTTCCTTCCGGTGACCATGGGCTTCAACTCGTTAATCAGCGATCTGCCTGAATACACGCCGAAGAAGCGTGGCGAATAGTTGAGGGGGCTTCGGTCCCTTCTTTCCTCACAAACAAAGGATCAATGGCAAACAAAATCCTGTCGTTCGTCTACTATGACGGCGACGATATCAAACAAGACTTCACCTTTGATTTCCCTTATCTCGAAAGGGATCACGTCAAGGTTTACCTCAATGGTGAAGCGACCGGCGAATATGCCTGGACTGGCGAATATCAGCTAAGGACCAGCTTTAAGCTGCCTCGTGGCATGAAGCTTCAGATCAAGAGAGAGACACCCGCAGTTGACCCTCTGGTCTTCATTGCGGACGGCTCAAGTCTACGCTCGGATGACCTGAACAAGGCTCAGCTTCAGTCGATGTATGTCGCACAGGAAGCCCGAGATATCTCGACGTGGATCGCCAGCTCGACAATCATTGCACCTGAAAGCGATGCTGGTCGCGTTGACCTAGTTCTGCCTTCAATTGAAGACCGCCGAAACAAGATCATGGGTTTCGATGAAGATGGCGGCTTCATGATCTACAACGAATACAACATGCCGTCCGGGCCGAAGGGTCCGACAGGCGATAAAGGCCCTACAGGCGATCAAGGTCCCCGAGGTGTCCAAGGCCCTGAAGGCGAGCAAGGTCCACGAGGTCCGCAGGGCGAACAAGGTCCGCAGGGCATTCGCGGTCCTCAAGGTCCTCAGGGTGAGCGTGGCGACATTGGTCCGTCCTTCGTCCCAGATGCCTACGGTGTCACCGCTGATCGTGCTCTGTATGACACCAAGCCTGTCGACTTCGCCTTCCTAGATATGCAGCAGGGTAAGATCTATTTTCGTATCTCTGCTACAGCGGGTGAGTGGTCCGAAGGTGCTGCCTTTGGGCAGGGACCTCAGGGTCTTCAGGGCGTTCAAGGTCCACAAGGTGTTCAAGGTCCGCAGGGTCTCACGGGTCCTCAGGGCTTGCAGGGCGCTCGTGGTCCGCAGGGAGTCGAAGGTCCTGTAGGTCCGAATGGCCTGACCGGCCCAGCTGGAACTCCGGGGATGGTTTGGCGTGGCCTTTGGGTTTCGACCATGAACTACTTCCCGAAGGATGTCGTTCGCTACCTTGGTGAGGCATATTTCCACAAAGGAACAGCAGAGAGCATCAATCAGAACCCTGTGGCGAACCCTTCGGTTTGGGACCTCGTTGTCTCGAAAGGTGACGCAGGTCCTCAGGGCGTTAAGGGTGACGTCGGTCCGACAGGTCCTCAGGGTTCTAAAGGAGACACGGGTCCACAAGGTCCAGCAGGTCCTCAGGGTCCACAAGGTCCCGCTGGCCCTCAGGGAGCACAGGGTCCGCAAGGCGCTCAAGGCCCGGCAGGTACTTTCCCCGTGTCGGACGGTGCATACGGCCAATACCAGCTAGTCGGTTCCAACACAGTGATCGTTCCTCCCGCTGGCTGGGCCTTGCGAGGTTCGTTCACGATTGGCGGTACGACCTTTAAAATCGGCCTGATCCAGCGAGTACAATAAGGAAATATTTTGATCGGGTTTGAGCCGGGGTTTGAGGCGCGTGTCGTTGCTGACGAGGTGCGCTTCAATATTCCCGACTATCTACTTCAGGCAGCGCTGGATGCGTCTTACGCTGCCAAAGACCACACGCACCCAGTTAGCCAGATTACCGGCCTTGAGGGTGCTCTTACTAACTACCTGACGAAGACAGATGCATCGAATACGTACGAAACCAAGGTGCATAATTGGGTAGGAAGCGATGAAATTGAAGATGCCACCGCTCGTTTCCCTTGGATAGACACTGCTGGCGGAAAATTCCGAGCGTCTTGGTACGGTCTTAGAAGCAAACTGAAGGCGTTCTTCGACGGTATTTATCAGCCGAAAGGGAACTATCAACCCTCAGGCAGTTACGCCACTCAGGCGTCTGTTGATGCGAAACTTCCGATAACGAACGGCCGAGCCGACGGTTTAGGCACGAACGGAGATTTCAGCCAATACAGTGACGGACAGACCGCTCTTTGGTTCCGCACAGCGAGTGGCGGCGAGAAGACCGTTATCTGGACAAACGGCGCAGGCACGAACCTCAACATCCGCGTTAATGGGAAGACATCCTACTTTAACACGAATGGTGACATCCAAGTCTCCGGCTGGGTCTACGCGGGAAACGGTTCCTCACGTTTGGAAGCTAATGGAAACGTAATCGGTTCTATTTGGGGAAATTACGGCTACGGGACCGATGCTTATACCGCGATCACCAATCGAATAGAGCAACGAGCACGGGAGTTTGCAGATGACCGTATCGGGCAGGTTTGGTGGCGCTGTCGCGATTACCTCCTCGGGGAACACGTTCCAGTCGGCGGCACGGCCTTCCTGAAATGCGTATCCAGCAACAGTGTCGGCCCCGGCGATAGCGTGGTTGGAAGCCTACTTTATTGGTCCAACGCCGGAAACCAAAATGGCGGCGCTGTAAATTACGGTACTTGGCAATGTTTGGGATACACATTGAACAACCACTCCAATCGAACCACACTCTGGAAAAGGATTGGTTAGTGAAGATTATAGACGTTCTAGCCCTCAAATGGCTTAATCCCGAGCAGACGTTACTCGGCGGCAGTGTCCTCACTGCTGATCTTGGAACCGTACCGATTTGCATCCATGCCGGATACGACACGCAAGAAGGTCTTCAACTCTGGAATGATGCAATTGGCGGGAAGTACGGCCCTGTGTTCTCCTATGCTCCTGAGCCTGAACTAACAGGTGAAGAGGCGAGGGCGCTTATGCCCGACTTACCCGCACGGCAGTTCTGGCTAGCGGCTTTATCCGTAGGCATCACAGAAGACAGCCTAGTCGAAGCCATAAGCGACCCTTCAAGCTCCTCTTATCTCCCCGATCCGGTTGCCCGTCAGGAAGCCATTATCGACATCAGGAAAGCCACGAGCTTCAGCCGGAGCTATCCTACTCTCAACAAACTTGCGACCGCTCAGGGCATCCCTGCGGAACAGCTAGACGCCCTCTGGATTTGGGCAACTTCGATCTAATGAAAGGAAATCCTATTGTGGAAACTGCCACGAACGGCGCGGCTGTTGCAGCTGTAGCAAGCCCCGTGTGGCTCCCTTGGCTACATACAGCGTCAGAAATCACGGCGACTGTAGCCCCAATCCTAGGTGCGATCTGGTTGATCGTACAGATCATCTCAAAGGTCACCGAAATTGTTCAGAAATGGAGACATCGTGAAGACTAATAAGCAAACGCTCGACAGTCTCTTTGATGCCTTCGCTCAGGAACTCCAGAAGCAAATCGTGCCGGGAGAAACACCTGCGGCCACGTTGAACGTCATTCGACAGTTCCTCAAGGATCAGGGCGTTAATCCGATCCCCGGCACAAATCCCGTAGTCAACAACATCGCTGCAAATCTTCCGTTCTCCGGCGAGGAGCACGATGAAGAAGCCGTACATCACTAAGCCATAACAGACGACAGGAGAGCTTTAGGTTTCACTGGAAGGATTATCCTCCCGGTGCCTAAACGCTCGTCCTGAGGTTACCTAGGAGCAAATTGACCGCAACTAAGCAGAGGGCGTTATCTTCAACGCACCTCAACCAAGTCCTTGATCCACTCAAGGCAGACTTCAGAAACTTCCTTTATGTCATCTGGCAACATGTCCTCCCGGGATGCAACCCGACGAAGGTCCAGTATGACATCGCACGGTTCCTTCAGCATGGCCCTAAGCGTATGGTCATCGAAGCTTTCCGTGGTGTCGGGAAGTCGTGGATTACGTCCGCCTTTGTGTGCTGGCTACTTTATTGCAATCCTCAGCTCAATATCCTCGTTATCTCAGCCTCGAAGCAACGCGCTGACGACTTCTCAACGTTTACCAAGCGTCTGATCTTTGAAATCGATATCCTGGCCCACCTGAGACCGACAGGCGACCAGCGCAACTCCAACGTAGCATTTGATGTCGGACCAGCTCGTGCCTCTCACGCGCCGTCTGTGAAGTCGCTAGGGATCACCTCGCAGATCGCCGGTAGCCGTGCTGACGTGATCATTCCCGATGACGTTGAGGTTCCTAACAACTCCGACACCTCGCTGAAGCGTGAGAAGCTGTCTGAGCAAATCAAGGAGTTCGATGCTGTTCTGAAGCCGGGAGGCCGTATTATCTACCTCGGCACACCGCAGAGTGAACAGTCGATCTACAACCTTCTGCCTGACCGTGGTTACCAGCTCCGCATCTGGTGTGCTCGTTATCCTGACGAGGCAAGACGCGCTAAGTACGGCTCTAAGCTGGCCCCTCTGATTGCCAAGGAGCTTGATGCTGATCCGAACCTAGTTGGACGCACAACTGACCCTGAACGCTTCTCAGGCCACGATCTGGACGAACGTGAGCTGTCCTACGGTAAGTCCGGCTTCAGCCTTCAGTTCATGCTCGATACGAGCTTGTCGGATGAAGACAAGTATCCACTTAAGCTGTCCGATCTGATCGTCCTCGGGCTGAACCCGAAGAAGGGACCTTCAGAAATCGTGTGGGCTGCGTCTAAGGACAAGGTTCGTGAGGACCTTCCGATGATCGGCCTTCCGGGTGATCGTTACTACGAACCAATGTTCATCGGGAAGGAATGGCTGGATTACGAAGGCTCTGTCATGTTCGTGGACCCTTCGGGCCGAGGAAAGGATGAAACCACATGGGCCGTCATTAAGATGCTCCACGGGATGCTCTTCCTGACAGCGATCGGTGCGTCTAAGGACGGCTATAGTGATCCTACGCTCCTTAAGGTGCTGAAGTGTGCCAAGGACCAGAGCGTCAATTTGATCCTTGTGGAGCCGAACTATGGTGACGGCATGTTCGCCCAGCTTCTTCGTGCAAAGTCTCAGGTACAGTATCCTGTCCAGATCGAAGACAGCCCGTGGGCTAAGGCTCAGAAGGAAGTCCGCATCATCGACACGCTGGAACCAATCCTGAACCAGCACAAGCTCGTGGTCTGCTCCTCGGTGATTGAATGGGATTACGAGAGCACTGAGGCTTACACGCAGGACGATATGGTCCGGATGCGCCTGTTCTATCAGATGACACGCATCACCCGTAACAGGGGCGCTCTAGCTCATGACGACCGCATTGACGCTGTAGCAGGTGCTGTCGCTTATTGGGTAGACTACATGGGCCGGAATACTGACAAGGCTGTTGCAGACAGGAAGCAGGAGCTGCTCGATCAGGAACTGGCACGGTTCATGGAGAATGCCCTCGGTTCCTCCTTCCACTCGTCACCTCGGTGGTTCTGAGCGCCAGCGGCTGAGCGAATAGGTTGCACAGTAGCAGGGGTCCCCTAAGGTTATACCTAAGGTACACCTAAGGTTCACCTAGAGTGTTACCTAAGGTGTATCCTAAGGGTGACCTTGATTTCACCTCGACACACACTCAAGGGGATACATCCTTAGCTCCACCCGATGTAAGTCAGGGTGACCTAGGGTGTCCCCATACTCCTGCTCCTCCTTAATCAATCAAACCTAAGGGTCACTTCAGGCAGCAGCTCCTCGGGATAACTAAAGCTACACCTAAGGCTTCACCTGAGGCTTCCCCCAGCGTTCGCAGGACCTCACGAATGTTTGTTACAAAAATCTGTACGACCAATCGGATATAGAAGCTTAGCGCGGTCCCCCCGTGTACCCCCTCGAAACTGCCCTCTGGATGCACTCAAAGGCCTCAAAGGTCACACTATTGGTCACGGAAAGAGGCTAAGGCGTTGAAAACAAAGGGATCGAAACGGATATTACATCCTTATAAGGCAGGGGGCATAGGGGGAATGCCTAGGGTGTGTTCCGAGTTTGCTAATGTTTAGACGTATCCTTGCAAATCGGTGTAAGGAAGGGCGTCACACCTAAGCACACCAAAGGGCCAACTAATGAGCAACTCTAGCCTACCTTGGCAATCCCTTATCAATCTGTCTGACGCATTGCCTTATGAACGGCATGAGGTCGAAGCGTTCGGGGCATTCCTAAAGAGGGACGATAACAAGGACTATAGGCTAGCCGTTGGCATACCTTACCTTAACATCGACGGTCATGCGGTGGGGGAACTCATGAGCCGTGGCTATGCAGTCTATTCATCGGACATGCTAAGCGGCCTTATTGTCGTTGCGAAGCGGGGGACGCCTAAGCGGTTATTCAGACAGGCGGCTATTCGCTTTGAAGTCTGGCAGTGCATCGGGGATGAACCCGCTATGACCTATAAGGCAACAACGGGAAGACTTAACGAAGGGCTTGAGGTGGGCATTAAGGCGTTACTAGCAGGGGCGATTAACGTGGCTCTAGCGCAATAACCCAGGCATTTGCATAAAAGTTTCTAATGTTTTCAATAGGTTATCATTTTTATCAATGTTTTTTCATTTTACGTATTGCGCAAGCGTAACACTTACGCTAGAACATAATCACCGCAGCGAACAAGGCAGACGCCAAGCGCTGAGGGACGGACCGGAAGGACCGAGTTCTTTGACAATCGAATCTGTAAGTGGCGACTGCCCCAAGTGAACCCTAGGGAACACATAAGGAAATAGCCACGGGGACAACGAAACCGTGTCCTTAGCAATCTATCTTGCGACAATGTATAACGGAACGATCAAGGCAACTCAGGGGGCTATTGCCCCTTAAGTTTGTCCTTACTCTTACGCTAGCGTAACACTAGTGCAACGGTAAAGACAGACCATAGAGGGATCACAATGACAATCGAACTCGCTGTGTTCTTCACGGCAATAGGCGGGGCCTTAGTAGGTGTTCCCGTGGCTCAAATCATTATCGCTTATCTGCGGTGCCGCAAGGAAACGAAATAATGGCAAGGTTCAATCCATTCCCAAAGCTGAATTGCACATACGGTGCACCAATGGGCCGCTATGGCGATGACATAGACAGCTATGAAGGCACCGCCAAGCTCTACGCACAGCACTGTGGCGGTGACGGTTATTATGACCGAGGGGGCGCTTATTGGGGACATTCCCGCGTCTACGCCGTGTGGACCCGAGGTGGCGGCTTTTGCTGCTACGTCGAGGCAACCAGCCGCGAACATGCAATCAATCGAGTCACAGCCGCACAGGAGGCCGCATAATGCGAAGCGTTGTAATCCACGCCTCCGGTACAACAGGCGATAAGCTTGAAGTGACCTCTTATGGCAACGGCACCGCATATAATATCGCCTTAGGCGAGGCGGGAAGTCCTATGCGCAACCTCTATTTCCAAGGGGATGACGCTTCTCAGCTCAGGGATGAGTTTGATGCGCATGAGGAGAACAATCCCAACATGAATACCCGTGAAGTGTGGTTCATGACACTGGACCCGTATCTTTAAAGCGAAACGGTCAGCCCTTAAGTGGGCGGCTGTCGTCCTAAGGTCGCGCTTAGGGCCTGATGAGCTAGCGCAATAGGTAAGGCGGGTGGCCCCGTCGATCTAGCCGGAAGCCTCGACGCACAGAGGCACCACTGTAGGGAGATTGAAGCATGTTCACATGGTCAATCACTCTTCGCTTCAGGACAAAGAAAAAGGCCACGGTCTCGATCACCGTAGCCCTCTTCATAACCCTCTAGCAAGGGGCGCTTGGGCTGCAAAGCCTGAGCGTTCCCTACAGATACACCTCATCAAACACTCTAGCAAGCCTTAAGCCGCCGCATGGGATGACCAGCGGGGTGACTAGGCGCGTCCATAAGGGATCACACCATGCCGCGCATTTATGCTGCCTGTTTGGCTTCGTACAACAATGGCGTTCTTCATGGCCGCTGGATTGAAGCGTCCAGCGATGTCGATGAAATGCAGGACGAAATCAACGCCATGTTGCGTGAAAGCAAGTTTCCTAACGTGATGGTCCCTAACTGGGAAGGCACGGCAGATGCAAACGGCTTCACACGTTGCGGGGATGGGACCGTCCTTGATCTGCAAAACCGTCTCTTTGATACTGCTAAGGAAGCCGTTGAGGCCAATGTTGTAGATATGAAGATGGCACCCAGCGCCGAAGAATGGGCGATGCATGATAGTGAGGACCTGCCGTCCTGCTTTGGTGAATACCCGGGATTACAGGCAATAGCCGATTACGTCGAGTTTCTTGAAGACCACCACGAACACGATGAGGACGACCTCAGGGCGATCTTTGAGGATTACCGCAGTGCGGACGATGCGTCTGACGCGATGGCGAACCGCTTTGTGACCATCTGCGAAAGCTTCCGGAATTACGCGGATGAATATGCGGATGAGGTCGTCTTGGCCGAATGCAGCAACGAAACGGCTAGGCAGTACTTCGATTATGAAAGCTTCGCCCGTGACCTGAAGCACGATTACAACGTGATCGACGTGCCGTCTGGCGTTGCGATCTTCCATCACTGAGGCGGCACCCATGATTAAGCAAAAGAAGGCCAAGCAGACCAAAGCAGATTTGCGCCGCAAGGTGACTGAGTTAACCGCGCAACTTGCAAGCACTTACCATTTTGCCGACGCCGAGCTGCATAAATCGGGCGGGCTTATGGGAAGCGGTGTCTTGCTTCAACTGACTGCCTTAGGCGGTCGCGAGATTATCAATCCAGTCGTCATTCGAGACGGCCTAAGCCCGGCAACTATCGCTGCGATCCGTGCAGACATTGAGCGTAGTTTTGAGACTGCCATAGCGTTTAAGCCCGGCAAGGCTAAGAAAACCGAAGCGTGACCCATGGCAACATATGTCATTCGCCGCTGCGGTATCCAGTGGAAGGTCACCAAGAGGGAACCCGGATGGCTCTCTCTAATCGGCACCTATCCAACACGTAAAGTCGCCCTTTCAGTTGCCCGAACGTTGGCAGGGAAGGGCGGAACGGTTGAGGATCACAAGCAGTGACCTTCACCACCTTCCTAATCATCACCCTTTGTTATTTTCCGGTCACGTGTGCTCCTGCCGCGTGGCTTCTTCTTAAGGATCGACCAAAATGAAGCTTGCACCCATTGAATGCCCAGCCGCTGCACTCCCTGTGATCGTGGTCTTGCCTCCTGAGACGCCTGTCTCGACAGTCCTTCGTGCAGCGAGAGATTTGATCAGTGTGCCGGAAAGGTGGACCAAGTGGGGCTACGGGTTCAAGGAGAAGCCGGTAAACGAGGAAGATGCTGGAGAAATGGCTTCAAGTAAACTTACTGAGGCCACCTGTTTCTGCTCCCTCGGTGCTATAGGTGCCATACTGGGTGCTGAACGTGGATTTACGGAACATAGCCGAGCCGAACTCATGCTTGAGCCAGCTTGGACGGACGCCACAGGCGAGGTTGCCTCCTTCAACGACCATCCAATGACAACCCACGCTGACGTGCTCCGCATGTTTAACCGTGCGATCAGACATGCAGAGGCGTGGGAAGCCTTAGCTCTTACCCACTGATCGAGCCTTATAAGCAGCCTGAGCCGCCTCAATCTGCCGCTCTAGCTCAGCTCTATTCTTCTCATCAAGCAACCTAAACGGCTCAGGGGTGTGACTTCTGATCACCCTAGCGCCGTGCCTCAGGGTCAACCTCTTGTGGCCCCTTAGCTCGACGGCTTTCTCGAAGGCTCCAACGCCCATAAGCGCATTGCACGAGGCGGACAATAACGTCTCAAGCCTGTTGCCGTCATCCGTCCACTGCTCAACGTGGAAACAAAGCTCATCTGTCGTTGCCATTTCAGGTCTCCTTAGGGGTTAGGAACATATACCCATTCAGGAGGCTAGGCAAGGAATTTAACCACCGAAAGGACAACCTGAAATGAATAAGCCCATCGCGCTCACTCCTGAACTCGCAGAGCAGCTTAAAGAGGGGGACAAACTACTAATCGTACCGCGTTATCGTGAATTCATGAATTTCGGTCCAGAAGTTGAGGTCGGCAAGCGCGGCTACTACGAGGACGGCCACGGAGAGCGCTTTGTGGAGCTGGTAAATAGCGGCGGTTGGTATCCTTACCGTTTCGTTCTGCACCCTGTCACCGCCAAACGCCTTAAGCTCACCAAGCCAGCGCCTGTCGTCCCCACGCTGCCTATGACGAAGGCAGTGCTGGACCTCCTTAAGCAAAAAGGAACGCTCACCTCATTGGAAGCTCAGGGCGTCCTCAGGTGCCGCAGTCTGTCGAAACGCATCAGTGAACTTAAGCAGCTCGGGTGGCCGATCTTCAGGGAAATGAAGTGGGACACCACAGGCCAGCGCTATGCGAGGTACAGCCTAGCTCTCTAAACCCTTACAAAAGCGGAGGAAACAGTGAGCAAGCTCCTCGACTTGCCGCCGAAGGAGTTGCGCCGCCGTGCGATCATTGCGCGAGGCGTACTCGATATACATGCAGCCCTCAGAAAATTTCAGGATAGCCCGGCGATGACCATGACTATCCTTGCAGTTGCCTTAGGATGGTATGAAGGCCGACCTTTGGACACCTCAGGGGTGGCGCGTATAGCGTCACTTCCGAGGACGACTGTGACGAGGCATCTTAAAGCGCTGGAGGCCGAGGGCTTCCTTCGCTTCTCACGAACACAGCGTTGGGTCTTTCCGATCCCGCGCAACACAGCAGCTGTGGTCAATGTGTCGGTCTATGATGACCTAGAGTTGATTATTACACGCACAGGACGAGAACTGACCAAACTGGACACATGAAGTGTTGCATTGGTTAACACTTTGTGATGAACGCTGCACCCACGAGACACCTTGTCTGAAAAACTTATCCACACCCTCAGTGACCGGACTTACAAGGCTATCTGAACTTGCACAGGCCTTAGGACTAGTTTCCCATTGACCTGAATTTTAACCGAATGATAAAGGTTACCCAAACGTGAACAGAGTGAGAACATTGGAGTTCACCGAGCGTAACCAAAGGAGTACAGAGAAGTGACCGTGCAGTCAGTAAATGCAGGGGGCAACCTTGCTGAAATCATCGGTGCGATAGCCAAAGAAGCTTCGGAAGCAGTGGGGGCATTGCTGAAGAAGGGACAAGGAGCGGACGTTTCCCGTCAGGTTGAAGGGATCGTCAATGGTGCAAAGAGGCTGGACGGCTGGGGCTACGTGTATGAAATCCCAGCCAGTCCATACGCCACACCGAACGTTCCCGAGGGCTACCAGACAGTTCTTGGTTACATGTTCGACCAAAATCCGGGCATTTTCACCTTTGTGAAGAACCCGAAGAACGCATGGAAAGTCGAAGAGGCTTGGCTTCAGGCTGAAGCTGCCAGACGTGGTCTTAAACTGCCGCGTGTCCGATCCCCGAAATATCTCAGTGAACTCGGTCAAAGCGAGTGCTGGGCGTACCCACTAGAGCTGCTCAGGGAGAAGCTATTCTAGTAGGTCAGCTACCAAACACCCTCATGCTATTGCATTAGTGTTACGCATGAGGGATTAATACGCGGGCGTAAGAGTTCCAGTTTTGTATCTTGTAGGAGAGCAGATATGACCGCATCGAACACCGATCCTAAAGCCGATCAGGCAACGCTAGCGCGAAAGCTGGCGGCTATCCTCGCTCTCTTTCAGGGTGATGATAACACTATGCAGATCAACCTATTAACGACCTTCCTGCACATCAAAGCGAATGGGGAAACGCCTCATAAGAAGCTTGAATTGCTCATGGATGCCACCGGCGCGTCAGTTTCTCGCAACATCGCGAAGCTGTCCGAAGAGGGCTACAAGAAGCGTGATGGTCAGAGAGACCCGGGAATGGGATTGGTCAAATCCACAGAAATGTCCAACGACAAATCTGCGAAAGCTGCAACGCTTACGCCAGCCGGTCAGGCTGTGTTCGATGAGTTCGTCCGTATCCTAAGGAGTGGAAATAATGGCAGTTAGAGAACGAGGAAAGGTCTGGCAGGTCGATGTCAGGCTCGGGGATCATGGTCGCCTAAGGCCAACGTTCCCGACTAAGGCTGAAGCCGAGGCGTGGGAGATGGATGCGAAACACGCTCATAAGATGGGCCGTCCGCTTCCTCCGACTGAGACGAACATCACCCAAGGTGGCGGCAGGATCACAACTCTGGGGCAGCTTGTGCCAGAAGTTGAGAAGGCTTGGCAAACCGATGGCGTGACTGCGATCAAGGACCTCTTGCGTAACGTCAAGTGCTTCGTCACTTGGTATGGCGAGAACCGGCATCCGAACGAAGTCGATGAAATCGTCATTGACCGCTACGTGAATTATTTGCGGACCGAGAAGGGTAACTCAGGTTCAACCGTAAACCGCAAAATGTCTGCCGTTCGGGTTCTGCTAAAGAGGGCCAAGCGTTACCGTCTGATCAGCTTCCTTCCTGAGTTCCAGCGTTTCGATGAGACCAAGGGATCATTGAACTTCCTCAACTTCGGTGAAGAGAACCCGATCCTCGGTAAACTTGAGCACCTCGGATACGATGCTCATTACGATCTGGTCTGCTTCCTTCTTGATACGGGATGCCGCATCAGTGAAGCCTTGAACCTCGAATGGCGAACCGTGCGTGGCGATAGGGTGACCTTTGAGAATCGCAAGAACGGCCAGTTCGGGACTGTCCCTCTGACCAAACGCGCAAGTGAAGCTCTGAAGCGCCGGAAGAAGCTAGGCAAGCATCCCGACAAACCATTCGGTGAGTTGACCTATAAGGGCGCTCATGGCGTTTTGCGTCAGGTGTACGCTCAGCTGGGCGGAGAGTTCGCCAAGATCACCCAGCCGTTCCATGTCTACCGTCACTCTTGCGCTAGCCGCTTGGCGATCCGCAACGTGAACGCAAAGAGAATCATGGAGTGGATGGATCACTCGTCTATCATCGTAACGCAGCGCTATATGAAGCTCGCTGTGACCGATCTGGACGAGGCAAAAAATGCCCTTGAATTGGCCTGA